TTACTTGGAATATTTTCTTGGAATATTTTCAGGTAACGGGACATCAAGTGTTGGTGAAACTTTAACCTTCCTGTCATAGATTAGCACTTGCCCTTCGGTTTTGTGACCAGAGAAAAGTTGCTTATCCCGGCTGCTTCCTTCATAGTCTGAAATTCCTTTCGCCTTCAGATCATGAAAGGTGAAGTCGGTTAAAATACCTGAAATTTTGCCTGCGCGATTTCTTGCTTCTACCCACATTTCGTTAAAGCCTTTGTACATATATCGGTTGCCGTATTGATTGCTGATTACATAGGCGGATGTTGGTAACTGTTTTGCTTTTTCGATCGCCGCCTGTAATCGTGGACTCCATGCTTTTATCTGTTTTTTCCCTGTTTTCCCTTGCTGGATAAAGATCCCGTCGTTTCCAATCTGCTCCCATTTCAGCGATAACACATCGGAAACCCTCGCTGCACACAGATAGGCAATTTCCATTGCGATAAAAACAGGAAGAGGTGCAACGCTTAATACTGCCTGGTATTCTTTGTCGGTTACATATCGTTCGCGGTTTTTGGCCTTGAATTTACTTACACCTGCACATGGGTTACCCTTCACGTACCCTCGCTCATACCCCCAACTGTAAACGCGGGACATACTGCTTTTTTCATGGTTGGCTTGCGTTTTACTCTGTTCCCCTCTCTTGTCCATGTATCGACGGATGTGTTCTGGTTTTATGGAATCTGCCGGCACCTTACCGAATACGGCAAGCAACTTTTTTTGATGTTGCAGATAATCTTTTTGTGTTCTTGGACTGAGGTCACTGTAATAGGCGCTGGCGAGGAATTTTCCCCACAAACGACCGAATGTCATTGCGCGATCGCGATTATTTACAGTTTCCTCATACTTTTTCCATAAAGCAGCTAAACCATCCTTGATGGCGGTTAGTGTGACAGATTCTCTGGATGTTGGTTTCCATACATAACTATATTTATTTGGGTATACATTTGGAGGTAGTTTTTCGTGTTCAGGATTTTTCCTTCGTCTTCCCATTAGATTGCACCAAAATTCGGCTCTACCTCGCGTGGTGGTAAAGTTTTATTGCAGGTAAATAGATCCCGGCTGACAATCGGTTTGCCACTACGATTGGTATAGAACGGAAGCCCGTTTTCCGTTAACCATTTTCGCTGGTGGCTTGCATATTTGCAGCCCGTTAATATCAGCAATTCATCTTCGGTTAAAAATAAGCTGCTCATAGCTATATCTCATAACCGCCGCTAACTATATACGGTTAGCGGCAATTAGGGTTGAACATTAAAAATCAGCCTGACTCGGGATCAGTTTTTGCCAGATAACTGAAACGTATTTTGCCTGGTAACGGGCGTCATCAAGTGCATTATGGCGCTCACCTTCGAATGGAATAGCCGTTCTGGCATCGAAGTCTATGGCTTTCCCCAGCTCAACGATTGTGCGTACATCGCGATCGTTGTGGTAGCGCCACGGGCAGGGGATCCCCTGCCGTTCATATGAACGGCGTAAAATTACGTTGTCGAAGTTGGCTCCATTTCCCCAGACCTGAACAAAAAATTCACCGGAGTTTTCGGCGATAAATTCCCGCAATTGCAGTAGTGCATCATCTAACGGGATTTCATCGGTCAGAATGGTAGATTGCGCCTCGCGTGATTGCTTAAGCCACCATTTAATGGTGCCACGATCAATGACTCCGCCAGCAGTATCCAGATCGATGGTCTTACTAAATTCCGGTCCCATATCTCCGGTTTGCGGATCGAAAAATATTGCACCTATTGAGATAATCGGCGCATCAGGATTTTTTCCCATCGTTTCAAGGTCGATCATTAGATGGTCACACGTCCTGCTGGTGGATGTGATAACGTGATGACCATTCACCGTAATTAAGGGATCTGTCGTCTCGCCAGTTTCACTATCGCTGGCGTGGTCCTGAGCGCTGCCAGCATTCTCCTTGTGTGGATGTTCAGCGCCTTCCATTTCCTCCGGATCTTTTTCCTGAGCTTCAGCCTGATTTTCTTTATCGAATGTTTCCTGGTATGTTGCGTCGCCCATCACTGCGCCACAATCAGGGCAGTTGCCTCCTCCCGGCTGACCGCAGGTATCGCAGACTTTCTCCTGCACAGGTTGATTTTCGACGTCGCTATTTTCCGTTTTTTCGACTTCATCTGAGAGGATTTGATGGCCGGGAATCCATTTCGGATCATTCGGGTCGCTAATCCCTTCAACAAATTCTCCGCGAGAGGCAGCCAGCAACTTATCGGCGTCAGGCTGGCTGACGTTTGCTGCCTGCATAATTTTGTTTACTTCGTTAGCGGTAACTTTTACCTGATTGACGGGATTTACCTGTGACTGAGCATCCAGCGGCTGCGTGTCCTGATGATGTTCAGTTGCATCCGGTTCCATTGTTTCAGCCGCTGCCTGTTCACATGCCATTGCGCCAGATGGTTGCGGTTTTTCTGCATCATTTTTTTCTTCTTCTGTTTCTTGCCCGGCAGCCAGCTCGCGGTTTATTTCTTCCAGAATATCTTTTTCCGGTGTATGTCGGGCAGCCGTGAGTGTTTCCTGGCTGGGGTTCTCGTGATCAGTCTCCGTTAAATGGGCGTTGATATACCCCTGAAGGCGTCCCGGGTAGTGATAAAATTCAGGGTGTGCGCTTCGGATAAGTGCAAAAATAGCGGCGCGAGAGTAGTCCAGGATACCCGGGGTTGAGCGAAGTGCTGCTGACCACTCCCTGAACGGACTTTCTTTCTTCCGGACGATTTCTTTTGCGCGGCGATAAACGCTGCCAGGAATGTCATAAATATTAAAATCCATCGGAAGCGTGGCTGCTGCAATCTCCAGATCCAGTGTATCGAGGGTGTGTACTAAATCCGGATTACGATCGGTTTTGTTTCCGCCTCCGGCATTTGCACCGGAAGCCGTACGGGTGATACGCGAAACACGATTTCCTTTCATCCACTCTTTTGTCAGCAGGCCGCGATCGGTGTAGTCAGCGTCCAGGTATGCTTCGAAAAAAGCAGTCATTAATCCCAGACTGGAATTAACGGGATTAGGGAAAACTTTGTCAGTGTCGCGAACCAGTTTGTGGTGGTCGCGAAGTTCCAGTGGGTCGAGCAGGCTGGTTTTGTGCGAAATAGCCAGGGCAGTAACTGCCGGTAGCTCTTCAGCCCGAGCGATATGTAATGCCTGAAGTTCATCTCTTGAAACGTGTGTTACTGGTTTTTCGCTGCCGTGTTGAGCAAGCCAACGGATTGCCACCTCCTGACCGGAAACTGGCAGGAGCATGCTCTCCTCAATCTCCGTCATGTCTTCGCCGTTAACATTGGTATTTTCGGTGCTGGCTGGTTTGTTCTGCACAGAGGGAGATGGCGCGGTGAATACCATTGTGATGCCATCTTCACCGCCTTTTTCATAGCGGTTACAGAATTCGGTATCAAACACGCCTTCTGGTGGAAGGTCATTCACAACAGGCAAATGGACGCGAACAGGTTTTTTAAAGTCCTCTTCGTCGTAACCAGCATCATCCATTGCGACATTACCGCGGGAAACTGCAACAGATAATTTTTTTGCTGTAGTCCAGTAAAAACCTCCTTTAATACCGAGACGTTTTCTGACTTTGTCATTTTTGGCTTCGTAATGGAGTGCAATGTCTTGTTTGTCAGTGCTCATTGTTTTTAACCTCAGCTAAGATTAAAATTCCTCCGGAATGATGAATAAATGTCCCAGGTTCATCATTCTGGCCTGCACTGAGTGCAGGCCTTTTTACCATTCAGATTTCATCTTTTAGTTCTGTCCCAATCAGAGAGGCCAGATACATGTCTTTTTTTTCTGCAGGCAGATTCTTAATGATATGCACCAGACACATTTTTTTAACACCATCGTTAAGTGTTTTAACATTTCCTGAGAAACCGTAGATATCAACCACAGTGAATGGGGTTTCTTTATTTTCTGTCTTAATTACGTAGCCAATACGCTTTTCTTCAAGATTAACCTCGTGAACAATATTATCAGCAGTAACAGTAGTGACTTCATAACTGGTAATCATATTTTTCTCCTTAATTAAGGTTGAGTGAATCCCTGCCATTGCTGGCATATAAGAATGAAACCGTACATTTGTGACGTAGCTGCTTTAAATACTTGTCGTGACTTCTTTATTATCCTGACGAATAACTTTATCAACCTGATAACAGTTACCTGGAATTTTCTGTTCTTCTGCAGCAGCCATGCATTCTTTCATGGAGTTGTATATTCCTGTAACTATATCAACCGGTTCACCGGAAACAAGAAAAACAGTCATAACAAGCGCGAATACTGTATTCATCAGTGTCTCCAGAAAATACCAAGTCTGAGAAGAGCCATTCTGGAAAGTATGGAATTATCATTGAGAAAATAAGGCTCATATTTCCTCATATTAATGGCATCTTCAGTAAACTCACGGTTACTGATTTGAACACCAATTTCAAAACAACCTTCAGATGTATTGATGTTGGGTAATAACGTTTCCATTATCGTTTCCTCGATCAATGGATATTAAGTAACTGCTCCACGGTCATATTTTTAATTACGTCCCTGTTCACAAGCGTCCATCCCTGTTTCTCCAGATAAAAGCGGAAGGTATCCAGGGTGCAGACCATTGCACCATCAGGAACGGTTTCAGTGAATTTGATGTTGCCGTGTTCGTCGAGACGGATAACCAGGGTACGTCCGTCCCCGTGAATCATTTTGTCGGGAGACGGGGCGTTATTCTGGCGCAGTTCTTTCTCCATGCGATCGAACTCAGCGATGTAGGCTTCTTTAAATGCAGCGGCTTTTTTGCCGGTGAAGCCCATCACCAGGAAAACGAAGCCGTTTTTGGTGATTTGGTACATAGGGAGTTTGCGTCCTGTTGAGTCGGTGTATTCGCTCGACACAAAATTGTGCTCAGTGAATTTTGCTGAACAGTCCAGATTGCGAATTTTATCCAACACTCGTTCGTGGCGTTTACCAAAGAACTCGGCGATCGCAACAGACGTAGTGACAGCGCGACCATTTTCGATGGTTACATCAGGGTGATAAATGGTAGGGGTAGTAGCCATGATGGCAGCCTCCGCGATGAATTTAATTAACTCACCACCAGAGGTGCTAATCTCATGGGTGGTGAGACGCACAGGGTTAGCACTACCGGTCATCACGGAACCCGGCCAGCCTTGCGGCTGCCCTGCACGCCTCACCATAATGCGAATGTGGCTGTGCTTAACGCATAAAAAAACCGCCTGAGCGCGGTTATGCGCCGTGATTGACTTCGGGGTGCTAATCCCGGCACCCGTTTTATGAGGTGCAGATGAACTATAATTCCACCCGTACTGGTTTTCAATAGCTACATTCAACATTTTCTCTTACCCTTCATCACCGAAGTGAACTTTGTTGATGCAGTGCCTGGTGCCTCCAGGTGACGTTAACCAGTTAACAATTAACGCCGGAATACAGAAGTATGCCCGTTACGCCCCGTAAAAGACCACTTTACGGTTTTAACTGTTCCGCGTGCGCTTAGCCGCATTCACCGCATCACAAAATTCACTTTAAAAAGGGTGGCAGAGCAGTCACGGAGTAGAACTGATGCCACCAAAGACTACACATGGGTATTGTGGCGGGGCTGTCACTTAAGCGTATGGTCAACCTGACAACCCGGTGCATTTTCTGGAGCAATGGAGGAAACCCCAGCCATACTTACCGCCGCGCCATTTCGCGGATTGCCACAACCGGAAGCGCACGTTCGAGGAAATCTAACGACAAGCCTTCTAAGGGAAAGAGCTTCGCCGTACGCTTTCGCGTTATGCCCTGACTTTTCAGGGAAATATCCTTTCAGTAAACTGTCAGTACCGGATTCTTATCCGTGTCCGGCGCACGACCGCACGTGACAGCGTGTTGGTCTCCATTTTTAACCCAGAACCTCAATGGAGGATAAAATGCCAAACAAAAAAAGAAATCCGCTTATTGAAAAACAGATTGAATGCCTGGTAAATCAACTCAGGCAATCAGGGTTATTAAAAACTCATTCAGAGTTGAGGCTCACAGAATCAGCATTCGACGATAAATTAAATAATGTCCTTTATAATGGCATTATTGATTTTAATCGTTCTGTTGGTCGCCGCGGCCCTGCTGGTGTTTCCTTATAATTACCAGTCAATCCAGAGCGGACCGTGTTCAGCGTAAATATAACTGTACACATCCAGATTATATTTGTGGTCTGTTAAGAACAGGCCGCAAATACATGCCGAAGCTTCCAGGGCAGCGGCTCTGTTACTGAATAACCATGTAGCAACATTCCAGCGTTTTTCTGCATCCCAGTCTTTCTCAAGGCCTGATACCATGAAGAAACCGTTAGTGTTGCCATCAAATAATTCTGTTTCCAGATTTTTAAGCAATGCCTGATGGACTCTTGCCAGGTATTCCGCCGGAATTTCGCCACGAATTCTGATGAGATTGTCATAAACAAACATGTTCCCCGCATATGGCGATTTTTCTTTCTTGTTTTTTAAACCAGCATCATGAGCAAACTGATCAATTTCTTCTTCCGTTGGTTTCGTATTGATGTTTTGCGCTGTCGTTTCTGCAATTTTATTTGCCACACTCTCTGAGTCGTGTTTATTTATAGACGCACAGAAATACAATCCGGTAAACGCATCGCGCACATTACGAGCCATATTATCAGTGTCTTTTTTCGTTACCGATTCCAATTCAAGTTCGTTCAGACGATGACGAAGTGTGTGTGCTGCAATCTCTTGGATTGAAGGAGGTAAATCTTTAAATTCCATCGTCAACCTCATCAGTCAGTGTTTCTGGCTAACCAGCGACGCGCGCCAGCTGCGGTTTTAAACGTTTTGCTTCTGGTATACGTCATCGCGGTAAACGTGCCGTCCAGGTTGGGGAATACTCCGCATACCAGAGATTCGTTGTTGCCAAGATTGAGCGTATCCATGTTGACCTCATTTCCCCTTAACGCCGGGTAGCGGAACAAAAACCTGCTGCATAGTTATTAAAGTTGAACCCTGCCGTCATGTTCTTACGCCTCGGGCTGGCTACTTAACCCCTGACCACTGCCTGGTAACTCGAAGTATTGCCTGGCGTTCTGTGGGCGGGGTGGGTTGGTGAATACAATCTACAATTAAAAACTGTTTTATGTCAACAGTTTTTAATTGTAGATCTGAGCAAAAAAAATCCCTCGAAAGAGGGAGTATGAAAATTGTTCAGCTCAGATAGAGGAGGGAAATTGTCGGCGAGCATGTATCACGCTTACAATCTCAATGCTTGAAGCAGCTACTCTGTACAGGATTATGTAGTTAGGGTGGGTCACTATCTCTCTCACCCCTGAAACCCGTTCGCTTAGTGGATATAGGTACGGATGCTCAGATAGAGGTAATACCGATGTTTCAATGCGTATTTTTAGTCTGCGCGCTGCCGGTGGGTTCTCCTTGGCGATGTAAGTTATGATCTGACGCAAATCATCGCGAGCAGATGGTAGCCATAAAATGGGTAACATTACTCGCTCCTGTTAGTTACAACGATTTGAGCAATAAGATTTTCCATTTCAGCCATTACCTCGTCATGTGGAATTGCGGGACGAGGGTCTGCAAGGCTCGACGCTACTTTAGCGCGCAACCATTCGTTGTAACTGTTTTCTTGTTCGATAGTTTCGAATTCTGAAACTATCGGAGAAAGGGCTGTACCCATGGCATAACTCCTCTTCTTGTACTGTGGTCACGCCCGGCGGCTTTTTTGTGCCGCCAGCCACCGGGCAATGGTTTCTTCCATTGATTTTTTCTTGTCTTTGATTTCTTGAAGCATTTTTTCTTGGTCTTCCTCAGGGAACGCACTAAAAGCCTGGAGCAGTTCGCGTTGGCGAGGACCAATTTTCATCGTGTCAGGGGTGAAAATTTGCTCCCCCTCTTCAGGAGGCAATAAAAACCAATGCAATGGATGCCCTGTAACCTCAACCAGTTTATCCAAACTTGAGGCTTTAGGTGTAGCCTTACCGCTGACCCATTGTTGAACAGTTTGTTGTGTCACACCAATTCTACGGGCAAGCTCAGCCTGGCTCCATCCAGTTTCCTGAAGAAGCTTGCTGATTCTGTACATAGATACTTCTAGGGCGCTCATCATTATTCAATTTTACAGGTAAATACTGTTAAAAGCATTACAATAAAAAACTGTTGATCAAATACAGTTTTTTATTGTAGCCTTTGCCTATAGTTTTTAGAGGAGGGGAAAATGCTAGATAGCACTCGCGAAAAAATTAGGCAGAAATACACTCAGGCTGAAATAGGTCGTTATATGGGGGTCGCCCAACAGACCGTTTGGCAATGGTTTAGCTTTGGCGTCCCCCCAAAGCAGGTAATTCCGCTATGTCAGCTAATGAAGTGGGAAGTTACCCCGCATGAAATTCGCCCAGACATTTACCCTAACCCAACTGACGGTTTACCTGTTGGATGTAAGGCTAACACACCAAATGCACCGGAGATGATTCATGAAAATCAAGCATGAACATATCCGCATGGCGATGAATGCCTGGGCGCATCCGGACGGCGAAAAAGTACCGGCTGCGAAAATTACCAAAGCGTATTTCGAGCTGGGAATGACGTTCCCGGAACTGTATGACGACAGCCATCCGGAAGCCCTGGCTCGCAATACTCAGAAAATTTTCCGCTGGGTGGAGAAAGACACCCCTGATGCGGTTAAAAAAATTCAGGCGTTGTTACCAGCTATCGAAAAAGCAATGCCACCTCTGCTGGTGGCCCGAATGCGCAGCCATAGCTCAGCCTATTTTCGGGAACTGGTGGAGACGCGGGAACGACTGGTGAGAGACGCTGATGATTTTGTCGCAGTGGCGATCGCTGGTTTCAACCAGATGAATCGTGGTGGCCCTGCAGGAAATATTGTGGCTGTGCATTGACTCGCAATATTCATACCGGATCACTTCCGGCAATTTGTGAGTAAAAAGATTCGGTATCAGAAGAGGTGAGTATGGCTAACGCCTGGCTCAGATTATGGCATGACATGCCAAATGATCCTAAGTGGCGAACAATTTCCAGGGTGTCAGGACAGCCAATCGCAACAGTGATGGCTGTGTATATCCACCTTCTGGTGAGCGCGTCACGAAATGTCACGACATGTCACGGCGTGTCACTACGTGGTCACATTGATGTCACGACGGAGGATTTAGCAAGTGCGCTTGATGTGACGGAAGAGGTAATTGATTCAATTTTACAGGCAATGCAGGGGCGGGTACTTGATGGAGATTTAATCTCTGGATGGGAAAAACGCCAGGTACTGAAAGAGGACAATGGCAACGTTTCACAAACCGCGAAATCCCCGGCAGAGCGCAAGAGAGCGCAGCGCGAGAGGGAAAAATTACGAAAACAGAATGAGGGGGGGCATGACGAGTCACGCATATGTCACGACATGTCACGACGAGTCACGACAGATAAAGATACAGATAAAGAATTAAACCCCACACATAACGCGCGCGTGCGCGAGAGTGCTCCGACCAGTGAGTCGAATGGCGTGCCGTTGCAGGCAGCGGAACCTGATTACCTGGAAGGCCTGAGCGAACCCATCGGGAAATTTCCGATGACTGATGGCTGGCATCCGTCGCCGGATTTTCGACGGCGGGCAGCTCTGTGGGGAGTGGCTCTGCCGGAGCCGGAATTTACACCAGCTGAACTTGCCGCCTTCCGGGACTACTGGGCAGCGGAGGGTAAAGTTTTCACACAGGTTCAGTGGGAGCAGAAATTCGCCCGTCACGTAAATCACGTCAGGGCGCAGGTTAAACCAGTCAGCAAGGGGGGGAACCATGCAGCAGCACCAGGTGGCACCGCATCACGGGCAGTTCAGGAAATTCGGGCAGCACGTGAGCAGTGGGAACGTGAAAACGGATTTATCAGCGACGGAAACGGCGTGGAAGCTGTGGGAACTCATGGGGGAGGTTTATTCGAACCGCTGGACCCAGAAGAACGGGGCCGCACCTTCGAAGCTCTGGATTGCACAGATTGGTGCGATGACTGAGCAGCAAATCCGACAGGTCTGCCGCCAGTGCATGGACCGCTGCCGGGCGGGTGAAACATGGCCTCCGGACCTGGCTGAGTTTGTGGCGCTGATTTCGGAGAGTGGGGCAAATCCATTCGGTCTGACGGTGGATGCTGTGATGGAGGAGTACCGCCGCTGGCGCAACGACTCCTGGCGATACGACGGAAGCGATAAATACCCGTGGTCTCAGCCTGTGCTGTATCACATTTGCCTCGAGATGCGGGCAAAAGGGGTTGAGCGTCAGATGACCGAAGGGGAGTTAAAACGACTTGCAGAACGGCAACTGGCGAAATGGGCAAAACATGTTGGTATGGGCCTGAGTGTTCCGCCTGTCCGGCGACAACTGGCTGCACCAAAACGCCCGTCGGGACCAACGCCAGTTGAGTTGCTGAAACAGGAGTATGAACGCCGGAAAGCGGCTGGTTTTGTTGGAGTTGAGAAGTAATTTTTACCGGGAGGAAATTTTAATGGAAACTGTTTTTGATGCACTGAAAGCAATGGGAAAAGCCACGTCGGTGGAACTGGCTACGCGACTTGATATCAGTCGTGAAGAAGTGCTGAACGAGCTGTGGGAACTCAAAAGAAATGGCGTCGTTGATAAAACTGGTCACACCTGGTTTCTGGCTGGCGAAGGTGAATCCCGGGTAACCGAAGAGCGGCCAGTAAAATCTGAAGCACAGGATATGCTGACCGGGGAGGTCGAACAAAAAGTTACCGCAGACATGATGATTGAGTTTATCGGTCAGGAGGGGGCTAAAACGTGTGAGGAACTGGCGGGTAAGTTCGGTGTCAGTACTCGCAAAGTTGCTTCCACGCTGGCTGTGGTAACCGCAACGGGGCGGCTGGCACGCGTTAATCAGAACGGTAAATTTCGTTACTGCATGCCGGGCGATAAGTTACCAGCAGAGCCGAAATCCGTGCCGGTAACGGAAAATGATGGTAAGGCCTTTCCTCAGCCAGCAGGTGTTGCGTTACCAGTACAGGAAGGGGCAACACAGGAAGATATAAAAACAGAAACTGTAGCGGACATTGTGCAATCGTTGCCATCGTTTACTGAAACGCGAGCGGATGACCTGGTTTTACCATCGCTGCATATGGCAAACCGCGAATTGCGTCGGGCGAAAAATCATGTTCAGAAGTGGGGGCGTGTCTGCGCCGCGCTGCGGGAGCTGAACAAGCACCGGGATATTGTTCGACATATTACGGATTCTTCCCGCCGTGTTGCATCGGAAAAGTGATTGCCGGAGGCGCTTATGGCAAAAGTATTTACACAAGAAGAGCGGGAAAAAATTAAAGGGCAGGTGGTTGAACTCGTGCGCCAGAGCGGTCGTGAGACGTTACGGCAACTGGAAGCCAAGACAGGTGCGACAAGATATCTGATGAGCGTTCTCGCCAGAGAGCTGGCTGCCAGTGGCGATGTATACAACTCTGGTTACGGGTTATTCCCGTCTGAACAGGCGCGTAAGGACTGGCAAAATGCCCGTAAAAAGCTCTCAAGGGCAAAGCTGAAGAAACCATCTGCGGTTGATCCGGACCTTATCTGGTCATTACCAGACGGAGAAATACGTCGCTACGACAGTCGCCTAAACATAATCTGTCGCGAGTGCCGGAAGAGCGAAGTTATGCAGCGTGTACTGGCTTTCTATCAGGGTAATTTTCAGGAGGCGGTACTGTGAGTGAAATTAGCTATCAGGCTTCAATTACCGCTGGCATTCGCATCAAAGGAGAGGAGCATGGAAATAAAACCAGAAGATGAGTTAAGCAATATCGTTTTATTTCCGGTAAAAGAGGATGACCCTCGTAATCAGGTTAATTTTCTTTATGAGCCATCGGAAAGACCATATTGCCATCACGCTTCTGTCCGGGTTGACGAAAAAGAGCGTCAGGTCCGCTGTAAAATCTGCGGTGCAGTTGTGGAGCCATTTGACTGGATGCTCTCTGTGGCGAAAAGAGAAACCAGACTGGCAGATGATGTAAGGCTATTGCGCCAGGAGGAACAGGAAAGACGGAAAAATATAGAAAAGTTAATTCAGATTGAGCGTAACGCGAAAGCGCGGATACGCAGGGTGACAAAATCCAGAACTGAATAATTAAATTTAGCACTGTTAAAAATTCGATCCTTAACCGGAGGGATTTCTGCACCCTCAGAACATCAGGAGGCCGCCCGAAAGGGCGGTAACAAATAATGCAAGAAATCAAAGAAAATATCAGGCAACAGCTTTACGGGTTTTATATTGCTTATGATTTGTGGCTGAAGAACGGGGCAAAACCCGGCGGAGTGTTTTCTCAAAATTATGGTTTATGCGCCAATCTTTTCGATTATCTCACATTAATTGGTACCCCCTGTGAGGCAGCGCTGGAGCAATTACACGCTGATTTCAGAAGTGCCGGGCTGAATGAGGCGTTGCCGTTTAACGAGGGTAAAGAGCATTACCATGAAGAAAGAGGGCACAACATGTGCCATATGAATCCGGCACGAGTGGCGTGGGTCAGGGCGCAGACAGGGCAGCCAGCGCCGGAAGGACTGGTTAAAGCGGTGCGCTTCTATGAACAGGTTAAGCGTGAAAATCCGCCAGTCGAAACCGGAGCATGGAAAGACGCTGTTGACTGGGTTCTCGAAGAGGCTTGTCAGGCTGTAAACATTCGCATCAAAGGAGAGTGAGAATGCAAATTTCACCGGTTACTCTTCGTGTTGCGAAGGCGTTTATATCCAGACATCACCGACACAATAAACCACCTGTTGGGCATAAATTCAGCATTGGTCTGATAAATGATGCCGGAGAATTGATAGGTGTGGCGACAGCTGGTCGACCTGTTGCACGACATTTGGACGATGGATTAACGCTTGAAGTAAATCGCACATGTACCACAGGAGAACGC